GGCGCAACGTTGGGAACCCAACGCCGGCCAGGACGTCCTCGACAGTTTCATCACCGGATCGGATTCGGTCGAAACCGCAATCCGGGGCGACACGACACTGGGCGGCGAAGCATCGACGTCCCAGGTGACGAGCTGCACCGCTTACGGAAATGTCAACGTCGCCGACTCGCAGTACGTCGGTGCCATCTTCAACGTGGAGGTATACGCCACATGACCACCTACAAGGTCGCCGGAACCAGGACGGTCGCCGGCGTCGAACCAGGGGGAACCGTCACCGACGGCGACCTCGAGGGCTGCAACATCGACGCCCTCATCTCCGGCGGCCACCTCGCCGCACCATCAACAACCAAAAAGGAAGGCTAATCATGGCCGTATTCATGCAGAACTCGGTGACGGTCACGGTTAACTCCGTCGACCTTACCGACCACATCACCAGCATTTCGGGATTCAACGAGACCTGCGCCGATCTTCAGACAACGGCCATGGGCGAGACAAACGTCTCCAGGATCGGGGGGATTAAGGACTCCTCAGTTTCCATAACCTTTTTAAACGATTTTGCCGCCTCGGAGGTTTACGCCACCCTGTCGGCCCTCCTGGGGACGGCGGTCAACGTGACGATCACGCCGACGAGTGCGTCCGTCTCGGCCACCAACCCGAAGAAGACCGGGTCGTGCCTCGTGACCGAGCTGCCATTCATCGACGGCAGCGTCGGCGACCTCGCCGAGGTGTCCGTTACGTGGCCCGTAACGGGCGCAATTTCGACCGCGACGTCGTAGCGCGATGATCGACCTGCACATCAGTGTCGAACTCGAGGACGGCACGTCCTGGAGTGTCAAACCGTCGATCGGGACGTTCGTCAAGTTTGAGCGGCAGTTCAAACTGTCCGTCCAGGCGCTGTCGAACGGCTCACTGGCCCTCGAGCACCTCGTCTGGCTCGCCTGGGAGCAAGCCAGGCACGAGGGCAAGACCGTGCCGCCGTTCGACCAGTTCATCGAGCAGGTGGGCAATCTGGAGATGGGAAACGACGAAAGCCCTTTATCAGTAGACACTCCCTGACGTACCACCTGGCCGACCTCGCGTTAGCCACCGGGCAGCCGATTACGGCGCTGCTCGAGGCTCCGCCGGAGCTGGTGAAGGCGCTCAGGGCGGCCCACAACGAGAGAGTGAAGGAGGCGAACCGACGTGCCCGTAACGCCCGCCGCTGAACTCGTCTTCTTCGCCAACGGCAAGGCGATGTCCGGTGCCAAGTTCCGTCAGCAACTCGAGGCTGTCGGCGATGAAGCCAACGAGGACCTGAAGAAAGCGAACCTGGAAGGCGTCGAACAGGTGCTCGCGGAGGCGTTGCGTCGCGTCCCTGTCGGCCTTCGCACCGACCGGCACCACAAGAGCGGAAGGCTGAAAGCGACGATCAAGGGGTCGGCGTCGAAGGTGCGGGGCACGGTCCGCGCCGGCACGAAGACGAAAGCCATCTACGCATGGCCCATCCACTTCGGCTGGGCCGCCAGGAACATAACCCCGAACCCGTTTCTGTATGAGGCCCTCGATGATCGCCGCGACGAGGTAAAAGAGGCGTATGAAACCCAGATCGCCGAAATAATCGACAAGTACCTGTAATGGCTGCCAAAGCGTCCATAAATATCGGCATCACTGGCGATGCGAAAGGCTTCGCCAAGGAGCTGAAGAAGGCCGAGAAATCGACGTCCAAGTTCGAGAAGGGCGCGTCGAAGCTGTTCGGGTCGCTGAAGCTGGCCGGGATTGGCGCGGCGGTTGGTCTCGGCTCGGCGTTTATTAAGGCGGGTCTCGATTTCGAGGAAATGGAAAACATCCTCATCAAGGGGACCGGCGCGTCCGGTGAAGCCCTGGAGGATCTCAAAAAACAGGCCACGGACGTCCTACGCACCGTCCCGGAGTCAGCCGAGGTGGTCGCCGGTGCGATCGCCGACGTCAATACGTTCTTCGGCGTCACCGGCGACCAGCTCGAGGCGACGACGGGCCTGTTCCTGGACTTCGCCCGCGTCAGCGACATGGACGTCGGCGACGCAGTCGCCCGCCTCGACGCCCAGATGACCCAATTCAACATTCCGCTCGAAGACACCGACGAACTCCTCGGCGACCTGGTGCGCATCTCGCAGGCAACCGGCGCACCGATGGACAACCTCCTCGGCCAGATGGAGAAGTTCGGCCCGATCTTCGCCACCGCGTCGTTTAGCGGAGAAGAAACGGCCGCCATGTTCGGCATGTTGGAGCAGGCCGGCGTCGACGTCACCAAGCTCGGCCCGTCGCTCGAAAAGTTCTTCGGCGACGTAGCCGAGGCCGGCGGCGACCCGCGTCAGGCGTTCGAGGACATGGTGGCGCAGATTGCTAACGCCGGGTCGGAAACAGACGCCCTGGCGCTTGCGTCGGATGCGTTCGGGACCGCCGGCGCACGCATGACGTCCGCAATCCGTTCCGGCAACCTCGAGCTGGAGACGTTCGGCGGCCTCATGGGCGACGGAACCGGCCTCGTGGACGCCCAGGCCGACGCGACCGAAACCCTGTCGGACAAGTTCGCCATACTCAAAAATGACCTGATGGCGCGCCTCGGTCCGGCCGCTGTGGCAACGATGGAAGCAATTGTCGTCGCCATCGACGCCGTCATCGTCGCCATCGAGGCAACCGTGGCAGCCATTCAAGACTTCGCCGGCTGGTTCGATGAGCACCTGATGCCGATCATCACGCCGGTCATCAACCTGGTGGTCCGCTGGTTCGAATACCTGTGGGACCAGATCCAAAACGTCGTGGACCTCGTCGTCGCACTGTTCCAGGGCGACTTTGCGGGCGCGTTTGATGCCCTGAAAGCGATCGTTTCGACCGCTGTCGACTTCATCGTCGACACGTTCAAGGATTTGCCCGGTTTGATGGTCGACGCTGCGATCGCCGGCGTGGGCCTCCTCGCCGACCTCGGCCAGGCATTCGGCAAAGCCCTCGTCAACGGCCTCATCTCGATCTGGAACATGGCCGACCTCAGGTTCCCCCGCATCGACGTCCCATCCTGGGTGCCCGGTATCGGCGGCAAGGGCTTCGGCGGATTCGACGTGTTCCCCGACATTCCGACCCTCGCAGCCGGCGGCATCGTCACCGGGCCGACGTTGGCGATGCTCGGCGAGGCCGGCCCTGAGGCGATCATCCCGCTCGACCAGGGCGGCGGCCGAATGGGCGGCCCGACCGTCAACGTGACCGTCCAGGGGTCCGTGATCTCGAACTACGAGCTGGCCGACATGATCCAGGCGGAGCTGGTTCGCACGAAGTACCGGAACCACGACCTCGAGTTTGGGACATGACGACCGCCGAAGTAATCGTCAAAGTTCAATTCGACCAGGGTTGGAACGATACGACGTCGAGCGAGGGCTATACGACGATCACGACCAACAACAAGGTTCGCGAGTTGTATATGACACGCGGCAAGAAGGACGCCCTCGACAAGCTCCAGGCCGGCCGGTGCGTCCTCGTCGTCGACAACACCAACGGGCACCTCGACCCGGCCAACACATCGTCGCCGTATCGTGACAGCGGCGCAACGGAGGTGCTGCCCGGCCGTGCTATCCAGGTCATCGTTGTAGACCCGTCGGATTCGACCGAACGGTCCATGTTCTCCGGTTTGGTCGAACGGTGGGTCCAACGGCAACAGGGCGGCGGCCACGACCAGGTGACGATCATCGAGGCAGTCGACTGGTTCAAGCCGTTGGCGATGGCGAAATGCGACGCATCAACCGAAGCGGAGGAAGGATCCGGGGAACGCATACGGGCGCTGATGCGCATGTCGAATGCGGCCGTGACCATCTCCTACGACGACACATCCGTCCAAACCGTCCCCGAGAAGGCGTACACGACGTCCATGAACGTCCTCGACGAGATCAACAAAGTCAACGACGCCGAAGTCGGCACCGTCTACTCGACCCGGCTCACCAAAACGATCGACGTCGCAAACCGCACCCAACGCCTGTCCGGCGACGGAAAGCTCGTCGCACAGTTCACCGACGACACGTCCGCAGACTCCGGTTGGCTGCCATTCCAGGACGTCACGATGTTCTGGGACGACCAGGTAATCGTCAACCAGGCCGACGCGACCCTGTACGGCACATCGACTACGGCGACCCAGTCGGCTGATGCAGTGTCGAAGACCCGTTACGGCATCCGCGCCGTCGACAAAACCGCGATCATGCTGTCGACCGCTGCGGCAGCGACCCAATGGTGCGCGTTCCTGGTCGACCGGCATAAGGAACCAGGCGACCGTGTCGGCGCACTCAAACTGCTGCCGCAAGCCGACGGCGACCTGTGGGAAATCGTCCTCGAATCCGATCCCGGCATGTTCTACCAGGTGCGCCGGCACCCGAAGACCGGGTCGACGGTCACCCAGGACGTAATCCTCGAGGGCATCACTCACCGGGCGGACGCGAACCGTTGGGAGACGACGTTCAACCTGTCGCCGACCGGCGGTTACTGGGTGCTCGACACCGACGGCACCGGCCCTTATGCGTCGATGTCGACACTCGGGACGACAACTAAACTCGCCTACGTCGACTACTAGGAGCAGACATGGCCGGATCTGGACACAAGCAATGGGCCGCCGGCGACGTGGTGGGCGCGTCGGGCGATACGGACATCAACACCGCGCTCCTGGAGCAGGTCGTCGGCGTCTACGCGGCCAGCGCGAACCGTGACGCCGCCTTCGGCGGCGCAGGCGAACCGACACTCGCCGAGGGCATGTTCTGCTACCTCAACGACACCAACGAGTTTCAGGTTTACAACGGGTCGGCCTGGGTCACGATCGGCGACCCGGATGTGCTAGTCGTCGATTCGGCTAATGCCCGTGTCGGCATTGTCACGGATACACCGCTGAACCCGTTGCATATCAGGGCGGCGGCGACCGTGCTCCAGCAGATCGAAGCCACCGACTCGAACCAGGCCTACTGTGCGTTCGGCAACTCGACCACGGGTGTCGGCCTCAACAACGGTCTGCTCGTCGGCGTCGACACGGACGAGACGGCGATCTTGTGGAACCAGGAAGCGACAACCCTGCGGTTCGCCACCAGTGGAACGCTCAGGATGTCGATGCACGCAACCAGCGGCCTGGTGAACGTCGTCGGCGAGTTCACCGCCGGCACGAAGACATTCGACATCGCGCATCCGACGAAGGGCGGCGACTGGCGGCTCCGCCACGCATCGGTCGAAGGACCGAAAAACGATCTGATCTACCGGGGCACCGTGACCCTGGCGGGCGGCACCGCCACCGTCGACCTCGACGAAGCATCGAACATGACCGCCGGCACCTGGGCGGCCCTGTGCACGAATCCGTGGTCGATGGTCGCATCGTCGGGGAACCCGGTCGAATGGGTGCTCGACGGGTCCACGTTGACGATCAGCGGGCCGGCCGGCGCTGTATGCAACTGGATGGTCATGGCCGAACGGCACGACAACCAGGTGAAAGGCGACCAGGCCCCCTCGTCCGACAGCGACGGCCGCCTCATCGTCGAATACGAACGCGAAGCAGAACCGTCGGGCCTGGCCGACGCATGATCCACGCCGACCTGGTCGCCATGCTCGAGCCTTACCGCGACGACGGAGACGAGGACGTCGAGCACCTGCACCCGGTTCTCGCGTTTCGTCTGGCGGGCGCGTTTTGGTCGTCTCAGCTGATGCGCGACCATGTGCGTATCGAGTCCGGGGCACGCTCGATGGATGCCCAGCGGCACCTTTACGCAAGGTGGCGCAACGGGGCAGTAGGGGCGAACCTGGCCGCTGACCCTGACCGTAGGATTGCACCAGGGTTTGTCGGCTCGTACCACATGATCCAGCCGGCCGATGGTTGGGCCTGGGCCTGCGATCTGACCCGCATCGGCCCCGTCTCCTGGTCCCAGGTCCATGAGGTGCTCGACGCCTGGGGGCTGCAGCGAACCGTGCCGGGCGAGGACTGGCACGTCCAGGCGGGCCGCCATAGCGGCATGTTCGCCGGCCCGATGCCACCGGAGTCGGTCTGGAAGGCCGAGAGCGCCCCGTACAGGCTCCTCAGGCTGCGTCGGCCCCGAATACGCGGCCCCTACGTCAAAATCGTTCAGCAGCGCGTTGGAGCCGTTCCTGATGGCATCTACGGACCGGCCACGGCTGACGCGGTCGCAGACTGGCAGGCCACACACGGCCTCACAGCCGACGGTGTCGTTGGCCCTATGACCCACCAGAAAATGGAGGCCCAAAAGTGAACTACAAAGACCTACTTGAGCGCACGATCGCGACGGCCGCGCAGGCGTTTCTGGCCGTGTTTGTCGTCACAGACCTGGGAACGCTCGACTCCGCCCTGACAGCCGCCGCCGCCGCCGGCTTGGCCGTCGTGAAGTCATTCGCAGCGTCGAAGGTCGGCAACAAGGGCACGTCGAGCCTCGTTGTCTAATGCCGTCAAGCTCATCGGCGCTATTACGGCTCTCCTGG